CATACAATTACTCCCATTCTGTATACCCTGTTGCCATTGACAACTGCGCCTTCTGCTCATCATAGGCTCTTTTAAGCCTGTCATAATCATCTGGATTGCCAAAATTCATCTTGCAGTATGTAATAACCGCTGTTTTGCATAACTCATCCAATTCAGACGGAAGCACTACTCCTGCAATACCTAAATCGAGCTGCGCAGATGCAATAAGTCCGTTAAGCTCATCATTGAATGTGTCTGATGTAATTCTTAAAGCGATTTTTACTCTATCAAGCATTGGATTTCCTCTTTGTTACCTTTTTCTCTGTGGTTTCCGCTGTCTTTCCAACTTCTTTGCAAAAATCCCCGAGAGCCTTAAACTGACCCTCGGAGATTTCTACTATTGAGCCGACTTCACAAACAACGGAACACCTTTTCGTGATTTCCGCTTTCATTAAGTCACCCTCCCTATTAAGGTGTAACTGTGATCTTGCAGAAGTAGCCGTCACGAACTACACCGATTCCGACATACATCTTGCCGACAATCTTAACTTTGTCCTGTTCAGCGAGTGAATAAGGATCGTTAACGAACTTAACCTCTTCGCCGTCCGGGAAGTTTGCGATTGCACCACGAAGATCACCTACGATGATCTCAGCGTTTGCGCCTGCTGCAAGTGTGTTATCAAAAATAACCTCTACACCGTTAATGTAGTATGAAGGTCTGCCGTTTGCGCTTACGATGTCGTATATAGGACGCTCCTGAAGATCCTTGAGTGCCATGAACTGATTGAAGTATGTCTGCTTGTTCATGATTGCAACGGGATTTGTTGCCGCATTCTTAAGCTCTGCAAGTGCATTGAAGATGGTTGATGCGTCAATAGCACTGGGTGTAAGAGCGCGAACTCCTGCTGCTGACTGTGTAGCAACCGCCGGAGCGTTCTTGATAGCATTGATGAGTGTTGCATCTGCAAGCTCGAAGATTCTCTCTTCAATCTCATCCCACACATAGTCAAGGAATGCCTGACCCTTGAGTGCGATAACCTCATCAGTAACAGTGATCCACTTCTTGAGCATCTGCGGCTCGATTGATACTGTACCGAGTACAAGCGTCTCCTCTGTGTTAGCCGCTACTTCTGTGCCCTCTGTATGAGCAAATGCGCCTGTTGCAGAGAACTCAAAAGGATACTTAGCTGTTCCCTTGATTGAGGTTCTGCGAACCCTTGAAAGAAGCCTTGCATTCTCCCATGCAGTGTTGATGTAGTCATCAATAACCGTAGGAATGGGAACTGTACCACCGCTTACAAGATCAGTCATAAGTGCGCGGCACTCTCTGTCATCGCCTGTCTTAAGATATTCAGCAAATGCGTTAACATAAGCCTCTGAACTTCTTACTGAATCCAGTGTTCTCTCTTCTTTAACTTCTGCCTTGCTGATTACAACGCCTGCGCCTTCAGCAACAGCCTTCATATCTGACTTTCTTACTTCCATCTCGATCTCCTTCTTTCTTGCTTCCAAAGCCGTCAGCTCCTCATTGAGCGAGTCAAGCTTCTCAGCATCTGCATTGTCGATTTCTGCCCTAATTTCTGCCGCACGAACCTCTATCTGCTCGGCAGTAAATTCTTTGATGTTCTCAAACATGTCAAAATCCTCCTAAACGTAACTTGGTTTGTAATCTTCTGCGCTCCAACTCAAGTGCTTTAAGTCGCTCCGCTTTTACCTGTTCGATCACTCCGTCAGACAGATTGCGCACCGAAATGGATGTGCCATCATTTGCAGGTAATGAAACAGCGGACACATCGTATACCTTCGATATGCTCTTGATTGTTCTCAGCTCAACAGTCTTCCCTGATTCGTCTTTTGCCTCTGTCCACTCGCTGTCACTTACCTTATATGCGTAAGACATTTTGGTTGTGTAGCCTCCACGAATTTCTTCGTAAAGCTGTCTACCGATGTCAGTACCGCCAAGATCAGCCTCGATTGCAAGGCCCTTTTCATCCACATTGACCTTAAGTGTGTCATTAGATGTCCGGGCAAATACTCGCCCAGAATGGTCATATTGGAAAATAATGTCGCTCATGTCAGCATTGGCAAATGCATCAGGTGCCACCTGCTCCATGATTCTGTACTCATCATCCTCATACAGTGTGTATGGCTCATTGAACGTGGATGCATACCCACGAACCACCATATCTTTCTGTTCTGTTTCGTTTTCAAGTTCCACTACTGCGAGAGTAAAATCACGATATTCTCGCTCATTCAACTTCATTGGCATCGTTAGTACCTCCTACTAATTCCTCATCATCTGCGTTCTTATATTCGCCTCTAATTGTTCGAATATCTCCTCCCTCAACAGGTACATAATTGAATAATTCTCTCGCCTCATTTATGCTCATAACCCCTCGGTCAAGCATTTGCTGAGCCATCTGCACCTTCTGCGCGGTTGTCATGTATTGAAGCCTATTTGCATTCGCTATCAGATACGAACCCTGTGACCGTTCACGCTCTGAGAACATTGCCTTAGTCATGGCCTCGCTGAATTGAATAGCAAATGGCTCGATTGCTCCATTAAAAAAGGCATCCAGCTCATCGCCTTTTGCCTCGTTTTTCAAAATCGCATCATTTACACCGAAATACTTCGATACATTGTCATCTATCAGCTTCATCTGGTCGGCATCCACTGTATATGGTGTCGATTTAATCTGCTGAATGTTCTGATATGTATTCGGGAAGAGTAGCAGACCACCTGCTTCAGCATCCTTGGTCAGATTTTCTTCGCTGAACCGCTTGCGCTCGTTCTTTAGGTCATCGGCCTTAGTGAAGTTATTGACCTGTGCTAAGAATCTGTACGATGCGCTATTCTTAACCGCTTCCTCAATACCCCGATTCTGTATATCAATCAGCTTCATGGTGTCTTCAATGACATTCGGCTCGCCAAAGAAATCATCTTTATACTGAAACTTGTTAAGAATCGCACATTTGCGGAACTCAACAGCTGCAACATCACCATTTGCGAATTTATACCGCAGCCAAGGCTCGCCCTTGTACTCAACTACTTCGCATTTTTTCGGAAGTATCGGGTAAAATCCTGTGATAACCATTGACGCATCAAATACCGGCACAACAAATGCCGTATTCTGTATGTCAAGGATCGTGGACAGGCGATACAAAAACTGCGACCATGTTTGCCACTGATTCGGTCCTTGACGCATCTTATTCTGCAAACTCGGAAGAGCCGTACCACGCATCTCAACTTTTAGTTTTGATATATGCCTTGCCCTTGCATCAATCGCAGATCGTACAAGCTCGCTTTCGTATATTTCACCATTGTGATCGGTAAACACAGGCCGATAACTGTTCAGCTCCTTGAATATAATTGTGCCGTTCTGAACCACATCATCTGATTTTTTTGCTTCTTTTGGTCGAAAAATCTTATCAAATAATGACATTTTTAATCCTCTATGAATTTCCAATGATATCCTTTTGCCGTGTTATAATGAGGCATATTTCTACAACAATTCGATATCATTTTTTTATTGCATCCCACATAATGAGCCGCCTCATTTATGCTCTTAAATAAAAGATTTTCTTCTATACAGTAAACCTTTTTTGATTCAGTTCCACCGCCATGATGTTCACTGATTTTTCGACGATGTTCTTCCGAAAAATGTTTTAATCCCTTTCCTTTTCGGTTTTCGCTTATTTTCTTTCTTACTTCTGGCGAATGATGTTTTCCGTAGTTTGGATTATTTTCCCCTACAAGCTTATGATTGCCATAATTCGGATTATCAGCTCCGCAATTTTTTCCTTTGCGCTCTCTCGAAAGTCTTTCCCTTGTCGCTTGTGGCATCGTGTTATATTCCCCACCATCTGACAAGTTATAACCATGAATCAAATCGTTACTGTGGTATCGCTCAATCAAATCTTTCTCCATCTGGCAAGCTTCGTCTTTTGTTAATCCCTGCTTAATGATGATATGATCGAAGTTATCCCATCCGTATTTTTGAATAGCATTCCAAAAGAATGGATTTCCTTTGTATCCGTATCCATCAGGCCGCCATCTTCTTCGGACATCCTGACAAGTGATTCCGATGTATCGTTTTCCGTTTGCCCTGTTTATATGTTCATAAACAGTAAAACTACTCAATATTTTGCAATCTTTCACCATATTTATCCCAATCATGCTGTCTAACACAAAAAGCGTCTGTCAAAGCTGCAACACCATCAATATGATCGTTAGGATTCAATTTGATGAGCTTTCCCCTTCCACGCTCTGCATTCATTTTGATTGCAGAATTGAATAAATGGACTTTTAACAGATCGTTGTCACCTATATGAACTTTATTGTCTTTGAATAAGCCTTCCATTTCTTGTAAAACAGGCCAAAGGTTATCTCCTTGATATACGTCTGAAGTAATAAATCCGTACTGATTCAAGTCTTGTATTAAATACTGCGCGGAATATCTGTCATATCCAATCACAAGCGGCAAAATCTCATAATCTTCTACCAAACTCACAAGCCAATTAAAGCAATCGTGATAATCAACAAAATTATCACCGCTTGTTTCAAGCAACCCTCGTTGAATGTATATGTTGTATGGAAGTCCATCTCTTGCAGAAGCTTCATCTATCTTTTCCGCAGGAAGCCAGAACTTCGCAAAGACATACAATTCATCCTCCTTTTGGATTACTACTGTTGCAGCAGTAAGGTCCGTGGTCTGTGATAAGTCTATTCCTGCTACACAATATGAACTTCTGAAGTCCTCAAGATTGAGAGCTTTGCCATACATTTTCTCTACAACTTGTGATTCTAGCCATGCAAGGCTTGAGTTCTGCTTCAAGTTGCAGTACTTTGTAATGAACTCTGCCTTTTTCGATAAGGAGCCTTCTGCTATGGCTATTTCCTCAAGCATAAAGTCAACTGATACGCTGACTCCGAGATTGGGATTGCTTTTCCTTAATTCGTTGATGTCATTCCATTTTTCAATGTCATCAATCACATATAAAAAAGGCAACAACTTCCGCTCTTTACTATTTCCGAGCAGGAATCTTGTTGACCTCTTAAACATTTCATCATATATCGAATCATTTATATATCCGGCTGTAGTACACGATAGCAGTATGCCTTCTTCTCTGGCTCCCATACCGGACTTCATTACTTCGTACTGTTTAAGACCTGCATCGCCTTCCCAAGATGCAATCTCATCACATACACAAAGGCTAGGATTAAAGCCATCTGACTTCTTGGCACTAAACGCAATCTTTTTAACTGTCGAATTAGTTGCCGTGATGTATAGGTCACTCATTCGATGTTTCGGAAGTATCGAATCATCCTTGACCTTCTTGTTATGCATATCCTTTTCGGATAGTTCTTCTTTCAGTTCCTGATATTCAGGATCAAGCAGTGTCATCTGCCAGATGTTGTTGTATATGATGTCGGCCTGATCGAGTTTAGGAGCAATGTTGTATATCTTTGCACCAAAACCACCATCAATCCACCATTCATACTTTGCAATGGCCGCAGCTAGGAGTGATTTTCCATTTTTTCTTGCGACTATCAGAAC